CAGTTGTTGTTATTGCACCAACACCTAAAGTTCCTGCTAATGTTACGTTTGCACCAGAAAATGTTGCGGCTGTCGTTGTACCAGACTTGATAATAAGATTACCACTAGTATTAGTTGCACTACCAAAAGTAGTTCCAGCATCCTTGAAGAAAATATCTCCACCATCTGCATCCAAAATAATATCTGTAGTTGCATCAAGAGTAATTGTAGAACCAGAATCTATTTCAGTTATGATAGGAGCAACTAAAGTAATAACTGTACCAGAAGCACTAATACCAGAAGATAAAGCATCGCCGTCACCAAGAGAAGTATAAAGTTCAACAAAGTTATCGTTGATCTTATCACCACCAACTCTTAGACTATCACCTGTGCCGTCATCTGCTGCAGATCCTAATTCTAATGATTGTAATGCCATTTTTTATTCCTTAATTATATCTATTTATAAGATTAAATTGTACGATCAAAGGTACTTTCTATTTGATCAAATCTAAATTGATTTGAATCAAATCCACCTTGTATGGATGTATCAACTTTAACAACTGCATTTGAAAGTTGATCTAAGAATGAACCTTTTTCTTCTTTTATATTAGAGCCAGCATTTGTAGAATCTGAATCTGTACCATCAAGAACTATGTTATCAAATCCTGTACCCCTAAAGATATTTTCATTATCTTCTAATTTAATAGGAGCATTTTCATTTTCTACACCAAAAGTTTCTGTAGAACCAGTAGCATCTAATACGAGATTACCAAAAGAACCACCATCTGTTCCAGTTTCAATTTGAATATTAGTAACTTCAAAATTAGTACTTTCTAATCTCATAGTACCAATATTTCTAGATTCTATATCAGCTGGTAAAACAAAAGGTTCTACATCTGAATTTGTAAAGTTTTCTGGTGGTATTGTTCCAGTTAAATCAAATCCATGTGTTGTTCTTTTAAGAACTTCATCTTCTGGTATTATTCTTTGAAACTCTAAAGATATTTTATTTTGACGGCCAACTCCAGTTTCATCCTCTAGTAACATTTCGTCACCATGAGTACCAGATACAGTTGAACCATCTTCTAATCTAAATGAACCTATCTCATCTGTCTCTTGAAGAATACCAAATACTTCTCCACTACCTGTAGGATCAACAATAAATATATCTGGCCGTATAATATCTTCTAATACAAATAAGTTGAAATTAAATTGTGACTCACCTTGAAGTAAATCACCACCATGCCTACCTGTTTCATCAAATGCATCTAATAAAATATTACCACCAGCATTTGTAGAACTACCATCAGTGCCGTTTAGAACTATATTATCGTCTGTATAGTTTGCAAATTGTTTAAAATCAAATCCAGAGTCATAGTTTAAATCTGAGAAATCTTCCAATTGCAATTCATCTCCAGCACCATCAATTCTATTAACACTACCTTTTTTATTTATTTGTTCAAATCCATTTAGTAATAAAACTCCAGATAATGCTGTACCAAATTCTAATTCAATACCACCACCATCAGTATGTCCTGTAAATGGATTTTCTGCTATAGTTATTAAACCACTAGTTAAAGAAGATGCTTGTATACTAGGTAAGTGTATCTTTCTTGATACTACGGAAATAACAGATCGTTCAAAATTGTTTGTATTACCTTTACCCGCACTTTCTAGATACTGAGTTCCACCACTTTCATTTAATATATTATTATCACTATCTACAACACCTATATCTAAAGTAAAGAAGCTAGTTAAATCACATAATGATTGTTCTAATTCTATATTATCTCCATCACTAGTTCCAGAAGAATCAATACCATCCAGAAGGAAAGCACTACCAGTATCTGTTGGTGTAATATGATTACTATCTGGAGTACTGTTAATAAGTAAACTATTAGATATAGTTTCAGCACTTTCAGAAATAATTTTATCACCATCACTTTCATCTACAAGAACACCAAACTCTCCAGCTCCAGTTCCATGAGTTATTGAAATACCTTCGAAGTCTAGGAAGTTAAGAGGTAGTGTTTCACTTACTAGTTTAAATCCAGAATTAGTAGAACTTGAATCTGTACCATCAAGAATTAACTCACCAATATTAGTTTCATTATTTTCTAATAAAATTTCGTCATTAAAGTTATTAACGCCATATCCTTCAGAAACTCCCATACGAGTTTGTACTTTTTCGTCAAACAATATTCTAAATGTAGAAGCAAGTATAGGAGAGAATGTATCAGTATCAGCAGTATAACCACCACCAAGACTTGAACCAACTGTTCCTATTGCAACAGAAATTGATGTTGCTAAAGAAACTTTACCAAACACATTAAATCCAGCTGGGTGAACAGCCTTCTTTAACTGTGTTATGTAATCTGTTGTTGCAGCACCAGTTTCAATTTGATATGAAAATTGTTGATAGAAAACAGAATCTTGCAAACGGTTTAAATTTTCTCCAACAAGACTTTCAATATTAGAACCATAAGAAGGAACAGTTTCTGCTTTAGTACCAATAGCAGTTGTACCCTTTCCAATTTCAGCAGAAACAATCGTTGCAGTAGCACCCCCAGAATCCGTGATAGTAACAGGAGTTGTGAGAAAATCTATAGGATCTTCATTAATTAAGTTAGCACCAATATCAGTACTATTTACATCTGTACCATCAAGAGCAATACTTCCATCAAGAGCTTCAGCATCACCTAAGAGAAGATCATTAAAGTTTAATGAATTAGCATCAGTACCATTTAGAATGATAGAATTACCAATACTCTCATTTATGATATTGTCGCCAGCATCAGTACCAGATGCATCAGTACCTTCTAATAGAAGATGAATTTCATTTACCGTACCATACTCTATATCGGCATCTAATAAAATATTATCACCATCATCATCTAATGTAGCTACAGCTGCACTATCTTCTGTAACAAACCTATCTCTTACATGAGCTCCAGATTCAAAATATCTTTCAGTAGATAAACCTTCTGTTTCAAATATTAATAAATCACCATCTTGTTCTGATATTAACTTATCATAACTACTTCTACCATTTGTAGGATCAACAGAACCATCTCCAAATCCAGCTGCAGTTTCTAATGCAATAGCAGAATGATCTAAACCTTCGTGAAGGAATATACCAATTCGTGTATCCTCTACTACAAGAAATCCATCACTACCATTATCTGTATCATCTTCTAAAGTAAAGTAATCTAATTGTTTACCAGAGAAAGATGAATCTAATACAAAATTATTTCCATTTTCATCTACTAGTTGATCTTCTTCAACTAAAATATTATCTGCTTGAAGATCACCCTCACCATCTCTATCACTCAGTTCAAGCAAACTTTTTTCTAATTCAATATCATTACTATCGCCATCTTCCATAGTAATTCTTATAACATCTTCAAAAGTAGTTTCTAGAACTTTAGTTGTAGCGTTATAATTTTTTATTGTTCCTGTATGTGTAGTAAGAGTGTTTGTTGCAACAAAAGTTCCTGTTGCATCTTTAACAATAAAGTTAGCGTGAAATTGAGCTTCGGGGGATTGGTTATACTTAAATCCTTGGTTTGTAACATCAACACTATCTACTGCACCAATATTTTTTGTTGTTGCAAGAAGGGCAGCAGCTGTTCCACCAGTTGTTATAATGCTAACAGTTGGAAGTAAAGAATAACCATCACCACCATTACTAACAAATATTCTAGTAATCTCACCAGTTGCAACTGTACCTTCTTCTAAAGCAAAGGAATCTGTTTCTGTTCCGTAAGTATCACCACTTTCTTGTAAGTCATAACCATTTTGATTTAGTATAATATTACTACCAGCATTTTTAGAAGAACCATTTGTTCCATCTAAAACAAGAGTGTCACCAATACCACCAGCAATATTATCAAAGAATAAATTGATATTGTCTGATAGAGTTAATGCAGAACTTATAGTAATAGAATTTTGTGATGCAACAGCTGTTACAGTAATAACTCTAGATCGTTCTATACCATTACCAGATAAAACCATACCTACTACAATTGTTCCAGAGTTTCCATCTAATTTTACTGTAGTGCTTTTAGATGTTGCACCATTAACAACAGCAGTAGCTTCAGTTCCACCACCATCTAATACAAGTTGAAACTCTTCTAGTTGTGAAGTTGATCCTGATTCAAGAACTAGAAGTTTTCCAGCATCTGTTGATGATGAATCTGTACCATCCATTATTAAAGAACCATCCACAACAGAAACAAATCCAGTTGCAGCTGTAGTGTTAGTGCTTATCTCTGTAGTAGTAAATGTTAGAACATCTCCTACATTAAAGTTTGTTCCTGCATCGTCAATAATAACTTCACTAACACTACCCCTTTTAACTGAGGTAACTTCTGCTTTAGCTTCACCATTACCTATTGCTGTTTGTGTGTCTAATTCTACTTTGTCACCAATATCATAAAGAATACCACCATTAGTCACATTAAATTTTGTAACTATACCTCTAATTGTAAATGTCATAGTAACATCTTGAACAGTAGATGTTCCAGTAATAGTTTCTCCGTCTATAAAAGTTCCAACTATAGAAGTAGGATTTAATTCAAATTGAACTATAGCATCTCCACCTTCTGCTGTACTCAATGCACTAGAAACAACAGCGGTGGCACTAGAAGTACCACCTGTAATTGTTGTACCAACAATTTCTGTTGAAATAGAATTTATGCCAGGAGAGGTTCTCAATATTACTTGATTAACCCAGTTTCCATCTGATGATCTCATCATAAATTTATTTGGATAAGTTACTTCAGAATTTTGTCCCAACAACATCCTCATAAAAATTTTATGACCTTCAGATGTTCCCTTCGCTCGGTAAAGTTCTCTAATGTTCTTTATTAAATTTCTTTTATTAACACCATCAGCAAGCTTGTTTGGTATTGCGTTCATAAACGATTCACGTAATTGATCTAAGAAATCGTATATGGTATTATCTACGTTTGCATACTCTAATAATTGCTGTAAAGTTTGTACAGGGTTTGCTCTGTATCTATCTATCGTACCAGTTGAACTAGAAGTTCCACCAGTAATAGTTTCACCTGTCTGAAACTGTTGTTGAGATGTTATAAACAATCTTGGTGTATCATTACCAAGATCATCTACAAGAATTTTTGCAGTAGCTTTACTTATTGATCCAGTAATGGTTTCACCAACAACAAACTTACCATCGGTTCCAGAACCAGACTCTAAAACAATTTCATTACCATCTACATCTAATACACTTGATGGAGTTTCTAATTCTAAAAGTAGATTATCAATATTAACAGTTACTCTTAATTCACCAGCTTCCAAATATTCATAATAGTATTTTAAAAATTTTACAAATAGAGGATGGTCTGCTTGTATAAAGTCAGGAACTTGACCTTCAATTAAAGGACTAATCTTAGTTGTTAAGTTTGATGAATATCCGTCAAAAGGAGCCATTTTTTAATAACTCGACGGTGTTGTATAACTAGAGGTTGTATTGTATATTGATCCAGCTGCAGAATCTCCTGTTGATATAGTATCTACTTCTCCCGTTACGGTAGTGTTTATAAAATCTATTTCTAATATTTGGTTACGAAGAGGAACAATGTCGCTTGAATCTGGAATTACTGTTATTCTAATTATACTAGAAGCGGCACCATCAACATCTGATATTGATATTATATTAATATTATTAATAACAATACTACCAGTTATATAATCTATTGTTCCTACTGTTTCATCTTTATATACTCTTACACCAGCAACAATAAAGAAAAGTCTTAAAACACCACTACCATTATCATCAAAAAACATAATATTAGTTGTGTCTCCACTAATCTTAAATCCAGTGGAAGATAAAACACCCCCAGCAATAGAATTATGACCATCGTGTGGATTAAAAATTTTATTATTAAAAGTAATGGTATATGATTTTGATGTATTTAATAATGGTTCTAGATTATGAGCCAAAGTTACATTAGTAATATTTCCTGTTATAGAATTATCAGTATCATCTATAAGTCCTGTTACTTTTGAATGTCTAAACATTCCGTCAAATTGACCTAAACTATTTTTATTCAAGTTTTTTAATGTGGTTAAAATTTCAGATGATAATCCAGCTGAAGTTTTGGTTGTTTTACTAGAATCAAACTTAAAGACTACTTGTAAAATAATTTTTGTGGTTTGAGTATTAACAATAACTGGTGTTATTGATGCAACTGTAAAAGGTGCAAGATCAACAACTAATTGAGATTTTTCAGTAGCAGTTAAATTATTACCTGTCGTAGATTTTATTGATATAAAAACTTTTCCATATTCTGGAGTACTAACTACACCAAGACTTGTATCAAAAGAACCAGCCTCTCCACCAAAGACTTGAACAGATTGAGTATTAGGGAAAAGTTTCTTTGCAAAAACTTTATAGTCCTCTGATGTAACACAACGACCTTGAGAAGCAAAATCCAAAGGAGCATTATATTTTATAGATGCAAGACTTTCTGGTTCTGAACCAGCAGATGCAATTTCTGATGTTGCAACTGATACATCTGTAACACTTGAAATTGATGCCGCATTTGTAAATAAAGATGCACCGTTTGCAGCAGTTTTATTAGATACAATATATGTAAGTATAACAATGTTGTTATCAGAAAGAGCAGTACCAATAATACCATCACCAAAGTAAACTTCAAACAATCCAGCTTCAACTTCCTGTAAAAAATAAACATTACTTCCAGTTGTTACTTGTGTTATATCTGTTGCTTCTGTAAATGTATTAGAAGATGAATCTGTAGATGATGTTTGCACTTTGACGGTTAAAGTAGTAGTGTCAGCTCTATTGTCTGTGATGATAAATCTTTGATCTACATCAGAAGAATCTACTGTATACCTTGTAGTAATAAATGAACCTTCGTAGATATCAATACCAACAAAAGGAATAGTATTACCAGTGTTAGATTTTGTTACATCACTAATAGTCGAAAATTGATAAGATACATCATCCACAGTTGTATTGAAAACAGTTCCAGATGGCATAGTTGCAGAAGTGTCATTCGTATTAAGAGTAACATCTACTGTTGCTTTTGAAGCACGAGCGGAAGATGGTACATAACCTAATGTCTTTGCGTGAGAAACAACGCTTGATCTTAATGATGAACTATCCAAAAACATTTCGTTTGCTAACATATTTGCATTGAAACCAAGATAGTGAGTGTTGTATGCTAGAACATCTAACAACGCACTCATACCAGAACCTTCAAAATCATAATCAGTAAATTCAGTTTGAGCACCTAAAAATGTTTTAAGATTATCTTTTACATCATCAAAATCAAATTCTGTTACTTCTAATCTTTTATTGTTAGTTGCCATTATCGTAATACCTCTAGAAATACTGTTAAGTCAACAAGCTCTGTAGGTGCATTAACAACAAAGAACTCAATTGTCACTTCATATTCATTACGATCTAAATTTGGGTCAGCCCTAACACTAATAAGTCTAACCCTTGGTTCAAAATTTTCAATAACATCTTCTATCTTTTTTGCAAGAATAAAAGCTGTCATGTTACTCATATTCTCAAATAACATATCCCTAATACCAGAACCAATTTCTGGATGAAAGGGTTTCTCATAATGGTTCAGCAAAACAAGATTACGAACAGACCTTTTAACTGCCGCAATATCTGTAACTTTTCTTACATCCTTAGATGCTTGAGTCTTTGCAAAGAACAAATCCAAATCACGATATTGGCGCACATTACGTTCAATATCATTTTGACCTTGTGCATCTGGAAATGCGGTTGGTGTTGCCATTAAGCTAAACTCCTGTTACATTTATTTATAAAGAAAACTCATTTTTATTTATAGTTCATACTATTATATCTGTATTTATACAGTTTAGTCAACTCCATAATTTGGATCATACGTAGAGTTGATATAATAATGGACTCTAAACAAAAGCTTTGGAAACCTTTCTACATTTGGGTGTTCAACATATGTTCTTAATTTTTGTTTTATTGTTATTTCGTTTCCTACTACAGTAAATGAATCAAAACGTGCTTTTCTTTTTTCTGATAGTGGGGCCTCAAATATCCTCCAACCTTTACCTTCTTCGTCATAACCTTTAATTCTTCGTATTTTTGTTGGGGTATCTGGTAATTTAATAACTACACCATCAGCAGAAGTAGAAACTTCTTCACTTAAAATCCTCGCAGATATACGCACCGGCCTAGAAGAAAATCCAGCAGCACTAACATTCTTTCTTTTAAGTTCTGCAAACACACCTTCAATAGCATCTTCAGCAGTTGTTACTGCTTTAGTTATTGATCCTTGAGTAATATTTGTAGATTTTTCTGTAATCGTAAGTTGTGCAGTATCTACTGTAGGTAAAGTAGTTGAGGTAGTTAAAACTGAACTTGCTGCGGTAGTCTTCAAAGAAGTAAAAGTATCGTTGAAGGTAAATGTTGCAACAGTTTCTACAATAGGATCAGTAGATGGTATTTTAGCTGCAACCGCTTTTTGAAATGCGGCAGACACACCATCAGCTGGTTTTTCAAAATTTGGAATATCAAAAGATAAACTCTTACCACCAGTAACAGCTGCAGCTGCATCAGAAACAAGAGTGTCTAAATTAAATCCAGATGCAGAAAGTTCTGTACCAAAACTTGTTGTAATACTTGCAAGTAAATTTGCTGCTTGAGTTGGATCGACAAGTCCAGACAAACTTTCTAATTGTGACTGTAAATTGATATTCGGTAAAGCAGCACCTTGAGGAACTAAACTTCTAAGTTCTCCACTAAGAGCTGATAATTCAGAACCAATTGCTGCGGCCGCAGCTGATGCATCAGCTTGTATTTGTGCTTTCATAGTTTCTGCTGTAGAGTCAATCTTCTTTAATATATTATTAAATTTATCATTTGTCCCTGCTAAACCTGATGTCGTTAAATCCATATTCTACCCCCCTGCAAACACATTTTCACTACCAGCCGCAACTGATGTACACGCACTAATACCATCACCAATTCTTCCACACCCCACACTATTAATCTTTACCGTAAGTGAACCTATAGCTATAGGTGCAACATGAGGTGGGCAAGGTGCGCCTGGAAGAAGATGTACTGTATTAATATCTCCTTGCCTACTTACCGCAATACCATTAACAAATACATTTGGAGAACCTACAGCTCTAGTCATACCAGAACAATGTGGTATATCTGCATCACCTATTCTAGTTACTGCTGGCATTTGTATTCTCCTGTGTTATTAATGTTTGTAATTTAAAATTCCACAAAGCAATCTCTCTATGTTCTTCTTCTGTATGGCCATCACCATCAACATGATTTTCTCCAACTGGAGGATGATAATGATCTGCACCAACAGCATCACCCACTATATTATCAAAATTAATCTTTCCACCATCTTCATCTAATAAAATATCTGTTGTTCCTGTTTCTAATTTAACAAACGGCCCAAAAAAAGAATCCCCATCTATAAGTTCTAATACCAAATGGTTTTCTTCACCATCTGCAAAATTCTCTGGTACTAATTTATCTCTACCCTCAGCATTCTCCATTACTAAATTATCACCATCAATAACTACAGAACTCTCATTTATTATATTACCATCTTGTTCTGTTACAATATGCCCACCACCTTCTAAAGATATATACTCAGATGAAGTACCATTAAGAATTAAATCATCTCCAACCAAAACTCCTTCAGACTCTTCAATAAATTTATCTGTTGCTCCAGAATTTAAAGTATCCACTTCCAATAATATTTCATTCGACTGTTCTTCTGTTCCTAAATCTGGTATAAAACTAATAACGTGTTTCAATGTTGCTAATGGTATGTCATCATAATTAGTATAAGTTGTTATTACGTTTGTACTGTCCATTATTCTAAATGCGTGAGCCATAACTATTCCTATGGATTCAAGTTGATATTTGGGCCACCAACAATTGTAATATCATCACCAGCAGTAACTCCCCATGTTGTTCCTATCGTAGCTGTCCATGATGTTCCAGATGTAGTTGCAAATGTTGTACCTGATATATGAGACATAGTAGTTTCCGTTTTAA